CTGTTGATGTTTTGTGAAAAATAATTAACTAAAAATGGATATGAAAAAAATTACGTTTTATTCTATTTTATTATTATTGGCCATCGTTTCCTGCAGTAAAGATGAGCCCGAGGTTATTGAGGAGCCTAAAAATCCAATGATCGGTACGAAGTGGGAAGCTCCTGACGAAATAGCAACGCTTATTTGGGGATCAACAATAAGCCGCTTAGAGTTTCTTGACGATAAAAATTTTCAGGATATTTCAATCACTAAGGGAGTAGTTAGAGGAACTGAAGATGGTACATACACCCATAAGGATGGAAAGGTCGTATTAACTTATCCTAAATACTTTTCCGACGGGAGAGATCGTGTTTTAAATTGTGAGGTGAAGGGCAGTCTTTTAATAACAGATCAGGGGCAGCCGTCCGGTGGGAATATGACATATCAGAAGAAATAAGAAAAAGCGGGGCACCCCCGCTTTTTTTGTTATACTACCGCCGTTTCGTCCTCGAAGTTGAGTGCTAAATCAATGGTGTAAATAAACAGCCCGTGACGGCTGTTTTCTTTTCCCTGCCGTGTTCTAGAGAGCGTGTCGAAATGTGAGGTGCTAAAACCCTGTAGGGCGGCGTAAACGTCTGCAATTACGTCATAAGGCTCCAGTGCCTTTTCTATATGTTCTGCCGGTGTGGCGCTGTCGGTTTTCATTTGTTGGTCAAACGCCAGGCGAACACGAAGCTGAGCGCTACAGTCCTGTATATGATCGGTAATGTTTTTGGCCCCGGTTACCGAAATAGTGAGCAACGCACATGGGAACGCAACGGCCGGCCGCTCAGATGATTCCAGCTGCCCCTTATCAAAATCCGTCCAGCGGATCGCCGGAACTTTTTCCTTTAATCGTGCCATTATGGCGGTGTAAATTGTTTTCATTTAAATGTTGTTTAATCGGTTTTTAAAATGCGGATCATCTCGCGTTTTATCTTCGCGTTGATGTTTCGAACCAGTACGACAGATTTTCCCATAAACGGGCGCGGTGTCATTTGAAACTCCTTTTTACCGTATATCTTAGCTCGCCCACCGTACTGGTGCACACTGGCGTAAGGCTTATCGTTTACGATTCGCACGCCGTTGGCAATTCGCCGGAATGCAATGGCGTTTTGCAGCTCCCTGGTTTCACCAGTTAGTATCTTAGCCGTTGTGCGGGAGTTTGAAAATTTTCCCAGTTGTCCGCTGTGGCCATACCACTTTGATTCAGGATCACGACGCTTGACATCTTTCCAGGGGTTGAGGACTTCATCCGTAAAGCCTTCTTCGGCAAATGACTGTTTATAATGATTCACAGCCTCAACGCCTAGAATGTCCTTAATTGCATCTCCGTTTGTAAACTCCCGGATCTTTTGCATCTTCTCCGGGAAACGCTTTGCGAAATCCTTTATATCCATTATTCGTCCTCCTCATCCGTATTTGAATCGAGATATTCCTTAAACAGATCTTCGGCGATATCTATTACTATCTTTCTGTCGGATTTTTTTGTTTCCTCATAGTAGGTCGTTTTATCGATCTTCACGAACTCGGCAGATTTGCCTGGATTGTTTTTAAATGTGGGCTTTTCTCC